TCAATAGGCGGGAATCATCGGGCGAGGGGAACGGCCTCGGGTCAAGACGAACATCACTCCACCTGCGATGGCGACGGCCCACCCTGCTTGCTCTACTGGCACCTTGGATCGTTGATTTTCCTGGCCACAGTCGCAGTCGGAGGGTTTCATTTCAACAATCTTGTTCTTGTTGCCGGCAATCGCTGCATAATCCTCAAGTTGTTCCCTATTATGTGGGTCAGGCGGAAACTTCATCTCCACCACCTGTTTGATATTGTCCTGGGTTGGCGGCCTGTTGGGATTCTGAACGATGATCACGTCGGGCCTGCGAATCATTCCTTTCCCTGGCTTGAACGGCGGATGCTCCGGATCTTCATCCCAATACTTGCTGATCCATCCCGGTATCCAGCCATGTGGACTGTTACCGGTCTGGCTATCGAGAATCGGCTGCGGTGGGTTCTTGGTCATGTCGTAGCTGACCTCGGGCTTGTAGGGGCTGCGTCCCTGGAGAACTTCGTCCAACTCTCCCAGCCGCTGTGCCACGCACGCCTGCTTGAGGCTTTTGCCATCCTGGCTGAGGTTGGGCGTGCTGCTGCAATGGCAGACCGCCGAGCACAGCACCTTCTTGTCCTGCGGATCGAGCCTGGATTCCAGGGTGCCGACGGGGTTGGTCCTGCCTTCGGGGCTCATGCCTCCCCGGGACAGGCTGGGCTGGTCGCTCATGCGTCGCCCCTCTGCACCAGGTCGATGTAGAGGGTCTCCGCGGTGGGGCGCTCGATCCAGGAGGTCATGCCGTCGGCATCCGTGGTGTCGAACGCATTCCAGCCGCCACTCGACCAGACCCTGACCCGGCGTCCGGCGACGGGCTTGCCCGTTTCGTGGTCGATGAGCTGGAAGCGCCCGGAACAGGGCACGCTGTTGCGGTTAAGGGGAAGGGCGGGAGCGCGCGGGGCGGGCGTGAAGACGTCGCCGATGAGTACCGTCCCCGAGCCGCCGATCACCACGTTGCCGTGCGCCCCGATACTACCCAGCGTCACCGCCGGTAGGCCGTTGATGAGTACCGTCGACGAAACGGCTGAGATCATCGGGCTTCCGCAGGCTGAGGTGTCGCCTTGCCGTGCTGCCGGCAGGCCGTCGAAAACGACGTCGGGAGAGCCCTGGACGATGGGGTTGCTGCCATGCCCTGGCACTGGGCAGGTCGTTGGATCGGTGACGCGGGCGGCGGGTTTTCCACTCATGTGCGGGTCCTTGCATCAGTGAGATGTGCTGGCCGTTCTGGCGGCCAATTCGGGATTGAACGAGTCGGCACCTATCGCCAGCGGAAGAAACGCAGAGGGGGACTTCTCCTTGTCCCACCTCCCGGCATTGGTTTCTTCTCCGGCCCGCCGAGGACCGTAGCGAGGTGCGCCGGTCAGTCTTGAGGGTGCGACGCGGAAGCGCCGGCTACCTGCAGCGCTGCAACTTCCAGCCGGGCGTCGCGGCGGGTCTGCTCCGTATGGCCCTGGATGATGCCGGGAATCAGGAAGGCATCGACGATCCACCAGATGCCGGTAATGATCAGGGGGAACAGGGTGAAACAACCGATCAGCGTGATGATCAGTTGGGTAACCGCCGTGCCGGTTTTCCCCAGGTAGAAGCGGTGTGCGCCGAAACCGCCCAGGAAGAACCACAGAAGATAGGCGGTGCCGGTGGATTTCTGGGCGTTGGAAACTTTCTGCTCCACGAGCATTTCAGACTGTAGTGACATGAGTTTTCCCACTGATCCATGCGGAAGACATGGTGGGAATTGAAACGTTGCCAACGGTGTTTTTTCAAGCGTCCAGTCTGAGGATGTTTTTGATTTGTAGTTTTATTGCGGGGCTCTGGAAGAGTCGGCCAGGAGTCGGAACTCCTGGACTTCGTAGAGGTGCTTAAAACAAACTGGCGAGTGGCTGGAGTTTATTGGCGAAAGGCGTCCGGCCGGGCGCCTTTCGCTTTTGTCCGTTAACTTCATAGTGGCGTGGTTTCGAACTTTATCTTTTGATAGTTCTCGAAAATGAACCTGTCTTCCGGCGACAGGGCCGTTTCGTCGAAGGGCAGGATCGCGCCGTCATGCATGACCTTGTAGTCGCGAGAGGTGATTTTCGTCTCCGCCGTGGTGAATGTACTCATGAAGCGCTTATGGGCATCCCCCTGGAACTCCTTCCTGTGCTGGAGGAAGTAGGCGAAGTCCATGTGCCCAACCATGAAGACGATGCTCCAGTCCTTCCTGGCGGCTATGTCCCATTTCCACATGGCGGAGAGTTTCCGCCTAATGGCCTGGTCGGACTCCCTCAGGGCCTTCTTGAGACAGTCGAAGGCGTAGGTACTGTCTATGTCGAATTCGCAGATGGTCAGGTAGTTCACGAACTTTTCGCCGAAGACACAACTGGAGCCGAGGGTGAAAATCTCGTATCCCGGGTAATACCTGCGAAAGAAATCAAGTTCCGTCAGGAACCAGTCTTCCAGTGCGGGTCGGCTGCTCTTTCCGTAGACGTTCTTGACGATGTCTGGCGTATATTCGAACCCTTCGCTGGTGCAGGTTAGAACGTTCTTCTCATCTTTGGCGATGACTATCCTGTTTTTTGCTCCTTTCGGTTCCTTTTTCATTTTTCTTGTCCTTCGAGCGTCTGTGGAGGCCGGTTTATCGTGTTTTGGAATCTCTGTTTTAGGTTTCGCTTTCCAGGGATATAAGACGCCTGCTTACCCTGGTAGTGAGTGTCTAGCTCAAATTCTTTTTCTGTGCTTGACGAAAAGTATGCGTCGGTTTCTCGGAGGCTCGTTTTCTTGGACGGGGAGTTTCGAACCTGAAGCCATGAATGTTTTCCTGCCAGCGTTCCAGAGCCTTGTTGGCGGCGGAATCGAACGGTCTCATTAACAGATTCGGGAAATATCATTCCGCGCGTCCGCAGCCAAAAGAGCGGGCTGGCGAAGCTCGCCGGGTGTCGGTCACGGTAGGGGAGGGAGCAGCAAGGCGAGCCGGCAACAGGAAAGGCCCGGCGCTGGAGGAGCAGGCAAGGGACTGGGCAAAGAAAAAGCCCCTGAAATTCACTAGGAAAATCAGGGGCTTATCGTTTGCGTTTGGTGGAGCCGGGGGGATTTGAACCAGCGTCTAGTCCAGTGTTTTCGCGGCCTCCAGATCGGAAGCTGTCATAACGCTGTCATTCTGGTCGGAAACTCGGTTGGCATCCAGAGTGATGGTGTGTATAAATCGCACCTGAGCAGGATACGGTAGGCGCTTGACAGCATGGACCTGAGATGACCGACCACAATTTCACCAACACTACGATCACAGAAACAGTCGTTCTCTCCGAGCCGCTGAGTGGAAACTCTATCGCTTCTATACAGGCAATTTATCCTTTTACAGAAGCTGATTATGTGAGGCTGGATAGTCAGGGCAATGTAGTGAAAAACTGGGCGACGAGCTTTTTATTTGTAGCTATTGGCTCGGCGGTCACTCTTCTCCAAAACGTCTATAAAGACGGCCTTAATACCCCGAATGATGTTGCGTCAGGGGATGTGATAGTGTTATCAATTTTATCTCTGATTACTGCGTTATTGTTTGTTGTTAGCGCGTTTGTGCCCAATGAGAAGAAGAAATTAATGAAGCGAATAGGGAAGTTTTTCAAAGATTCGGCAAGCCAGAATCATTTTATTAGGGGCGCAAAGTGATAACGAAAAGTAATCTTCCAAAAGGTTATATTCCTTATTCGAAGGTTAAACTTTGCAGCAATTTGCTCAGCGGCAGCACCTTCATTCTTTCGGTGGATGAAGTTCTGCCGCTCCTAGTTGGAAAAGGAAATAAGCCTCAAATTTGGATACAGGCTATTGCTGATGCGAATATGAAGTCTTTTGTACCGATTGTAGAATCCTCCATCCCACTGTTTCCGTTTGTCCGAGTCACCACTGAGTCTGGTGTCGTCCTCGTGTTTGTTAATGATCAAGTCATTATGTCCATTCGATCTGAGGTTGATGACGAAATTAATATTTTTCAGATGGACTTAAGGCCGATTGGGCTAAATATAGTCGGCGACGAAAAATCTCTTCGTTCCGGAGGCATGGAATTCAGCAACAGCACTTTTTCTGGGATGGGAACTTTTATGGGTTTTTCTTTGTAAGAGTTTCGGTAAAGTCCTGCATGTCGATGGGCCGCCACATCACTTCTGCTTTTTCGCCCGCGTTGTAGTCAGCTGATGGCATCCAGCGACCGTATATGCGTGCAATCATGGTCCAGTCACTGTGCCCCATCTGCTGCGCCACCCACATCGGATGCTCACCAGCAGACAGCATCATCGAAGCGTAGGTGTGGCGCGTCTGGTACGGCCGGCGGTAGCGCACACCAGCCTTCTTCAGCGCATACATCCAGAGCGTCTTTCGAATCGGGCCGTCACCGGCCCAGCGCTCTCCCGTCCTCGGGTTCTGAAAGACTTCCTGGTTGGCCAGGTAGGTGAATGCCTTCTGCGCCTTCAGGGCTTCCAGCGCAGGGCCGAGCAGCTTGATGCTGCGCCGGCCGGAGGTGGTCTTCGTCACCTCCGCTTTTCCCTTGGCTGCCTGGGTCATGGCGCGGGTGACGCGCACCTCGCCGCGGAGCCAGTCAATATCGCCCCACTCGAGGCCGACGAGTTCGCTGGTGCGCATCCCCGTCCAGAATGCGAACTGCACCAGGTTCCGCCCTTGACCATCGAGGGAACTCAGAATCGCCTGCTGCTCTTCCGGCGAGAATGGGTCAACGTCGTCGACCTTGACCTCTCCCTTCCTTGCGTACGTCCAGCCGGCGAGAGGGTTGCTGTCGATCAGTTCCTCTTCCATCGCATCGCTGAGGGCCGAGCGTAGGCAGCTCTGGATATTGCTGAGCGTCTTGTTGCTCACCTTCAGGGTGTCCAGCCAATCCTTGACGGCCTTCCGCTTCAGGTCGACCACCATGGCGGACCCTAGGGCCGGCACCAGACGAAGCTCTACAATCTTCCTGTAGCCCTCGAAGGTGCTGCTGGAGACGTGCTTGCGCTTCGACTCAAGCCATCGGCCAAGGAATCCCGCAACCGTCTCGCGTGACGCCTCAGGCGCAAACTTGGCGGCGCGCGGAGATCCAGGAAATGTCACCGAGTAGTCGAAGGTACCGGCGGCGATCGCATGTTCGATAGCCGCCTTGTGCTGCTCTGCTCGCTTCAGGTTAGTGGCGGTGGGCTTGAGCGAGATGCGCTCCCGGCACCTGACGCCGCGATACATGAACGTGATTTCGATACTCGAATCAGAGACCGCCCTGACTCCCCGCCCATCTCTACCCATGCTTCATACCCCTCTACATCAATAAGCGTCCGGCCATCCGGTGCTTTTTTCCATATCTCGCCGAGGCGCCAGATTCCGTCGCGGATCTTCGAGCGCACGGCGTCTTCGGTGTAGCCAGACTCGCTGGCGAATTTTTTAACAGTCAGGTAGCGCATTCCTGAGGCCTAGGCTTGAATGCAAGCCCCTCCCAGCGGCCGGATGGGCCGCGAATCTCGCAGCGCCGAACGTAGGCCCGGCGTTTCTTACTGTCGAACAGTGCCTGGCAGGCATCCATTTGCTCACCGTCGTTCGTCATTGCCTGCAGTCTGGCGCGGTCACCGCTGTTGACGAAGACAAAGCCGTCTTTGACCTTCCCGAATCCACTGGTCCGGTATAAGGCCCAGCGCGCCCCTCCTTTCTTGCCACCCTTCGACCCTTCGGTCAGGTAGAACGCAAACTCTCCCCTCATCACGCGAAGCAGAGTTCTAGCCATGGAGACCCCCACCATCTTTCGCCACTACCGAGTACGCCTCCGGCTTTCGCTCAACCGTACGGGTCGATCCGTCCAGGCTGTGGACGGTGAGTGCCGGCCGCCGAATCTGCACAGTTCCGTTCGGCGCCATTTCCTGACGCGGGGCGCCGTAGAAAGGGCCACCCGGGGCGAACGGGTCAGGGATGGCCGACGGGTTTTCAAGCAAGAACTTCTGAAACAGGTTCTGGACCGCAGCGGTAAGTGGCCCCGTGTTCCCTCGGTTGGAGCGGCCGCTCTTGTGGTCTGCGCTGTCCTCGAACTCCCCGCCAATCCAGAGCAGGCCGCCAACGATTCCGGCGTCGCCCGCGCAGACCTCGGCAGCCTCGGCACGGTGGGCATGATTCACCCCCAAGAGATCGCACAGGTCGTCGAACGACAGGGCCTGCTCGATCATTGCTGAGTTTCCGATAAGCCAGGCTCCGCACTCCTCCATGGCTTGCGCCGCAACTCTGGCTCGCTCCCGATATGCCATCCGTTCGCGCTCCAGTGCCTGCTCGGTGAACGGCATGCCCTTGAGAAGTCGTCGCCACTTCTGGCGATGCTCTGCGAAGCTGGCGTCGCGATCGGCATGCACTGCCCGGATGAACATCCGGAGGGCTGCTATACGGACGCGCAGGTTACGGCTGCTGTCGACGCCGAGGTCGATCAGCCGATGCATCGTTGCGCCCTTCATGCCCGACTCTCCTTGTTCGTGTCGCAGATCCGCAGGTCGACGCCGCAGGCCTGGACCAGTTCGGTCAACTCGCCGAGCTTGGTGTTGGGGTTCTGCATCGCCTGGCCCAGGCGGACCAACTGTTGGCCAAGGGTAGCGAGCGGGGTAGGGCGATACCCTGGTGGTGGTGGAATGTCGGAGCCTCTCATCACTGGCATACCTCCCAGATGAACAGGTTCTTGAACGGCTGGAGCGCGCCGCCGGCGGCAACAGTGGCCAGGCCAAATAGCGCGACGAGTGCGATAGCGGTCAGTGCTTTTCTCATGCATCACCAAGTAGGAATCGCATCGCCGCGTAGGTTTCGGGGGCTCCGCTGCTGCGTTGCCAGTCCAGCCCAGCTTCTTGCAGGAAAAGGTTGGTGAGCTTTCCCCAACTGCTCGCCAGTGCGGCCCACTCCTGGCTGTGCTGGGCCATCTCGCGGATGCGTGGCGCCCATTCAGGGATCAAGTTCAGCAGAAGCAGGCAGCGATTCAGGTCGTCCGGGTCATGGGGATAGGCCGCGTGGTGGCGTTCCATGGGCAGACCGAGCATGTGATCGTGGATGGCCCGCGAAGACGCTCCCACTTGACCGTCACTCAGCCATCTGGCGGCCCGCTCCTCGATGGTGCTGCCGGTACCGGGCATGCTGGTGTCATAGCCCAGCGGGCAGCCGGCGTTATCCAGGGCTTTGACGCAGGCATCATCGAAACTTGCCAGGTCAACCCGACCCTGAATCAGGTCGTTCATCACCGGGGTGATAGCGTCGAGTTGGCGCTGGTTGAGGGCATGGCCCTTGAGGGTGATGCTCATGCGTCACCGCCTTCCGGCGGCTTCGCCATGGCAGCATCGATGGCCTCGTCCAGATCAGCCTCTGCCAGGAGGTTGCCGTCCTTGCCCCGCGGGAACAGGTTGACGACGCTCTTGTCCATGCGGTTGACCTCGCGGGCCAGGTCCGATGCGTAGAGAGCCGTGTTGCGCAGCCACAGGTAGCGCTTGGCGTTCTCGGCCTGCACTTCCCGCTCCAGCATCTGGTCCATCTCGACGCAGTCCTGGCACTGGCCATGCTGGCGAATGAAGGCCGCTTCGACGCTGTCCCCGGCGAACCAGTGGTTGCAGCGGCAGAAGGCCGGATCGACTGGTTGTTGCTGGCGCTTCATCTCGGTGACCACCACCTCGACGGCCTCGATCACCGGCACGCTGACATAGCCGTCCTCGATTGCCACTCGATCAAGCCAGCGTTCCAGGGTTCGAAGGCTTTCGCCAAGGGAGTCATCACCCGGCCTCGGCGCGGGGCCAGGGGGCTCGCCGGTATTACCTGGTCCGGAAACAGGTTCGCCGCCAGGGTTGCCCGGCTCCGTACTCACCCCAGCCCCGCTCAGCGCCGCCAGCGCGATCTGCCGCATGTTCGCCGCCGGCATGTTGTCCTGCTCGGGACAGGGGAACTCGGCGATGGTGCGGAGCGCCAGGTGTGCGTCCCCGTCAGCAAAGTGCGAGATAACCGCGCCTGCGCGCCCGATTGCTATGGGCATACCATTCCGCAGGTATGGGCGTACCGAGTCGATCTGCATGCCCATGCCTGAGCGGAGAACGATGGTGATGGGGCTCATGATCAGCGGCCTCCGGCGGCGGTGGTCAGCGCATCGAGGAGCGCTTGCTTTCGGCGCTGGCCATGCAGGTACTCGCGCAGGGCGATGATGACCACGCTGTTCATGCTGCGCTCGTCTCGCTTGGCCTCGGCTTCGACCTCGGCCCTCAGGCCGTCGGGCAGTCGGACAACGAACTTGTCCATATCCCGGCTGGTGCTGGCCGGCAGTTCGGTTACAACGGTTGCTCGTTTCATGATCAACCCTCCACCTTCACGAACCGGTGGTTGTCGTCGAGCCTGTAGTGCGTGTTCGGCTCCAGGCCGTCTTCGCCGATATAGCCGATGACGGTTCGGTACCGTTCGGTCTTTTCGTCCCAGTAGCGGATGCGGATCTCGCCTTTCTCCCCGGCGGTGGCGGTGCCCCAGTTCCCGGCGGTGGCGGTGCCCTCGTCCCCGGCGGTGGCGGTGCCCTCGTCCCCGGCGGTGGCGGTGCCCTCGTCCCCGGCGGTGGCGGTGCCCTTGTACCCGGCGGTGGCGGTGCCCTTGTACCCGGCGGTGGCGGTGCCCTTGTACCCGGCGGTGGCGGTGCCCCAGTTCCCGGCGGTGGCGGTGCCCTCGTCCCCGGCGGTGGCGGTGCCCTTGTACCCGGCGGTGGCGGTGCCCCAGTTCCCGGCGGTGGCGGTGCCCTCGTCCCCGGCGGTGGCGGTGCCCTCGTCCCCGGCGGTGGCGGTGCCCTTGTACCCGGCGGTGGCGGTGCCCTTGTACCCGGCGGTGGCGGTGCCCCAGTTCCCGGCGGTGGCGGTGCCCTTGTACCCGGCGGTGGCGGTGCCCCAGTCCCCGGCGGTGGCGGTGCCCCAGTCCCCGGCGGTGGCGGTGCCCCAGTCCCCGGCGGTGGCGGTGCCCTTGTACCCGGCGGTGGCGGTGCCCTCGTCCCCGGCGGTGGCGGTGCCATAGGCGCCCACCTGGCAGAGCTCCTTATCGCCAGCCTGTAGGGTGGCGCCGATCACTGCAACGCCAGCCGCGCGGGGTTCGTTTGCGATCAGGAACTGTGTTGCGCTTGCCTTGTCCCCGATGTGACGGACTGTGCAGCGAGGAAATTTCACCTTGCCGCCGAGGGCGATCAGGTCAGCTATTACGACCTCAACCACCAGCCACTTCGCATCGGCGTCGCCGACAGTGCTACTGCAAACATGGTCGCCCTGGCCGAACAGCCAGCCATGTAGGCCGTGACCGCACCTGTTGTCCTTCTTCCAGTCCGGGGCCTCGACTACTGCTCCGATCTTGTCGGGCCACTGAAACCCGCCGTGACTGGTGAGATCAGCGCTGCAGGTCCTGAGGATGAGAGCGGTGCCTTGCTTCTTGGTCTTTGCTTTGGTGGTCATGTTTTTCTCCAGTGGCGCCATCGCTGGCGCCGGGGCGAGGGGCTACTTGCTGATGCCGATGAAGGGAAGCGGGGAGCCGCTGGCCATGTAGGTGGGCAGCTTTCCGTCCCACTTCTCGACGGCATTGAGGGTCACGACGTCGGGGTTCGAGCGCAGCGCCTGGGCGCGGATCTCGATCGCCTTCGCGTCGGCGGTGGCCAGGGTCAGCTTCGCGTCCGCCTCCCCTTGGGCCCGAGCGCGTTCCTTGTCGGCTTCTGCCTTGGCTTGGGCGACCTCGTTACGGCGCTGCTCGGCCATCTGGGTGGCCTGGATCTTCGCGTTCAGGCTCTGCGTAACCTGCCGCGGGAGGACCAGGTCGGATGCGTAGTAGATGCGCTCGATGTTGATGCCGATGGGCGCCACCTGGTCGCGCACGCGCTTCTCGACGGCCAGCAGCAGGTCCGCCTTACCGGCGCCATAGACGCTCTCGACTGGAAGCTTCGAGGCAACATCGTTGAAGGCATCGCGCACCATGTTCCGCAAGAACTTGTTCGTGATTTCGTCGATTCCCGCCCGGTACTTCTGGAACAGCGTCGTCACCTTGTCGGGAGATACCGAGTAGGTGATGCCGACGGCGCCGCCAACCTTCATGCCCTCAACGGTCTGGAAGCTGATCGCTTCCTCGCCACCCCAGGTCTCGGTCTGCGTGAAGGTGGGGAACAGGTAGAGTTCCTCGTTCACGCCTACCCAGTAGCGCCCAGTGCCGACCTCGCGCGTCTCCACGCCCTTCTCGGAGCCGTAGAGGTTGACGATCACGCCGACGTTGCCGGCAGGCACCTTCGAACAGCCCGCCAGGACGGCGAGCAGGCACAGCATTGCAGCAGCGGGAATCCGCTTCATTGGTCTTTCTCCTTGCTGGTGGTGGCCGCTTCTTCACGGCGGGTGTTGGCGAGGTGGATGCCGAGGCAGACCGAGGCGATCAACCAGACGCCGGGGATGGCGAATCCCGCGAAGACCAGAACATCGTCGCGACTGCTGACCAGGGCCGGCCCAATGCCGCCCACCAGGGCGACGGACAACCCGGCATAGGCCAGCAGGGCGATACAGATCAGGAAGAGCTTCCCGGGCTTGATGAGAGGTTTGTTGTCCATGCTTTCCTCCAGGCAAGCCGATGGCCTGCCGCGGTTGTTGGCTTTCGCGAAAATCGGTTGGTTACTGCTTGGCTGCTTCGGCGCGTTCGGTCTGCCGCGTCAGATCAGCCCTCTCTGCTGCAGGTCGTTCAGTTCTGCGTCCGCAAATCCGGCCGCTGCCTTCAGGTCTGCCACGGTAAGCTCGTCGAGCGTCTTGCCCAGGCCCTGGATGTGCCGGGCGAAAGCGCGCTGTGCCGGCCCGTTGTAGCCATGGCAGAAGTCGGCCGCTGCGCGCAGTTCACCGTCGAGCTGCAGCGCCAGGATGTTGAGAGGATCGTTTCTGTCCCAGGCCATGATCACGCCACCCAGGCCACGCCATCGCGGCGAGCAGTCAGACGAGTTTCGATCTTCCTTTCGCCGCCACGGCGGCTGCGCATCATGTGGTCATCGTTGAGCAGTGGCTGACCGGCGACGAGGAAGGCGAGGGCGATCACGGCGGGCGAGATAAGCCCGCGGCGCATGGCTTCAGCCACCAGGGCGGCACGGCGGGTGACTCCGAGTTTGGTGGTCGCTGCCAGAACGCGCTTACCCACCGTGCCCGGCTGCATGCCCAGGTCGCGGGCCAGCTCCTTCGAGGTACGACCCGCAGCGATGCCCAGGACGCACTGAAGCTCACGCAGGGACAGGCCTTTGCCGAGGAAGCCGGTGAAACCGTGTGCTGTGATGGTGGCGGTGGTGGTCATGTGCTGCTCCGTGCTCTGGAACCAAGAAGGTACATACTGCAAATCAATCTAGTACCTTAAAGGTACATTGTCAATTGCAAAATGTACCTGTGAATCAGAATGGCAAGAGCGGAGTCTTTGAGGCGGGGCGTGAAGCTGGTGTAGGGGCACAGAAAGAAAGAGGAAGGGCTACGAGTAGGTGCAGGCTGAGATGGACGGTGTCGGCCTGGTGTTCAACGACGACGGCACCGTAACGCTGAGGTGGGATAGGCAGGCGCTGGAGGGGTAGGGCGGAAATGAAAAGCCCCGCAGATGCGGGGCCATTGGACAATCTCTTTCTGTTACGCCCTCATTTTTTCGAGGAACTCCTTCACCGGAGCGGTGCTGGATTCGCTAACAGTTTTCTCGGACGACTCGATTTCATTCAGTCGCTGACAAATGATTTGCTTGATCTCGGATCGAGCAAACCGATTGAGTAGGTCGCGGATCATCGGCTGATAGCCGACTCCGTGATACTCGGCAATTTTCTTGAGATCGTTTACTAATTGCTTTTGTAGGCGAATGGAAATCAGTTGGAGGCCGAGCGCGTCATCCACCTCTTGCTTTGAGCCAGTGGAGACTTGGGCGTGCGCTTCGGTCGTCCCGAGCTCGCCGCTTTCCCACAGTTCAACGTTGCTCATAGCTTCCTCACTCTTTGTCATTTGATTGCAAATTTTCTGTAGATACGTGTTTCTTCAGCACTGGGTTCGTACGCTGTTTTCAGGAAAACCTTACCATTCTCGAAGACGAAACAGATCTTTAGGGCCCTGCCAGCGTTTGTTTCGGCTACGAACCATTTCGTTACAGGGTCTGTCTTGTGATCCTCTCGCAGGTCGATCAGGTGTTCACCCTCGCAGTTCTCGAAGCATTGCTCGATTTCTCTGCGGCTCACGCCACCATGCTTTTCCTGAAGCTTCCTCTCGATGGCGTCCGAAATGATCAGATTTTCCAAGCGCGGTTACCATTTGACTTTGTATATACAGATGATAGGCCGCTCTGGGAGGTAGATCAATCCCTCTGTATATACAGACAGCTAGGCAGAAAAATGGTTCGGCTGAGAGCAGTCAGTGTCGCCGCCGGCGCATCACCGACCACCAGAACACCCACCCGATCACGCTGATGTCACCGGCACGCATCTGGTCCCTGGTGTACTCCTCATCGGGGTACTCGTCCCGGTTGTAGCTGCGCAACCGGATGCCGCCGCCAGGCAGGCGATAGACGAATTTCACCCGCAGCAGGTCGTCATGCTTCAGGGCGTAGATCTCGCCGTCGGTGATCGCGTTGACTGACATATCGATCCCGATGACGGCTCCGTCGGCAATGAGCGGTTCCATGCTGTTGCCGGTGACGTTAACGCAGACGGCGCATTTCGGATTCACTCCTGATTCGTGCAGCACGGATCTCGGGAACCTGATTTTGCGCTTTGCGAGCTCCAGATCTGGAAATCTGCCACCGCCCGCAGCCACCTGAATTTCGTCGAAGTAGGGGATCTCTACCTCGTCGAGATCAAGTGGATCACCTTCTTCCCACGTGGATAAAGGCATAAGATCTCTCTCGGCGTCGGCGTCGGCGTCGGCGTCGGCGGAGGGCAAGGGGGACACGGCTTTTGCCTGAAAGTGAGGCGCTTCAAAAATATGCTTGCCATGTAATACATCAAGCCAGCCGCGCGGTAAGTCAAAGCATTCTTCGATGTGCCTGGCGAGCTTGTTGCCGATGTTCTTCGTTGGGTTCGAGCCAATCAGCCTGCTGACCTGAGTTGGTTCACGGTCAATGCGGCTGGCGAACGCACCTGTCCCCCCCTCCTTCTCTGCAAGTGAAAGGGCATTTGTACGGCGGATAGTACTGATGTCAATCATTCATCCATTCCATCATCTGTACCAGAAATGTACAGAACCTTGACGGTACATAGACTTTTCGCCATCCTTGTACCCAGGAGGTACATTTATGGCCGTCATTACATCCCAAAACCCCAATGCGGAAGCCTTGCGGGAGTTTTGGAAAAGTCTGAGCACCAGGGAGCGCAGCGAGGCTGCGCGCAAGCTTGATACCTCTGTTGCGTACCTGCGACAGGTTCTGGCGTGTGGGCGCACGCCAGGGGCGGTTCTTGCTCGTGATCTGGAGCGTGTGTTCGAAGCTCGAATTGCGCGGCATCAGTTGAGGCCTGATCTGTACGACGTGCCCACAAGCTCCGCCGACCTTGAGCCCATTCTGCCGTCCGAATCCCGCCTCGGGCAGTGCGCTGATGCTGCTGTGCAGGCATCCAGTATGGGGGCGGAGCAATGATCCGAAACGTCTTCGTGATTCTGGCTGGACTGATTGCGGTGGCCGTTATCTGTGCCGCTGGGGTGATCCTCCATGCCATCGGCGGCTACCACATCGAGCTGACGCCGATCATCGCGACAGTGGGGGCCGCCGGCGGGATCGCGCTCCTTTGCCATGAGTTTGGCTACAGCGCTGGGCGCAACAAGGCACTGGATGACCGCTTCTACCCAGATGCAGATGCGCCTTACGTGCACTTTCCCCGAGGCATGGACAGCTACCAGGACCGTCTGGATTTCCTGAATCGCGCCATAAAGCGGCTGCACGAGATCGAGTCAGCCAAGGCCAACGATGCTCAGGATCAGCGCCCCAGCGATCAGGGCAATCAGCCAGAGCGCAAACGTCATGATTGATGCGCGCCTTTTCTCCCAGAAAGCCCTCAGCGGCGTTATTCCGCCCCGGTCTTCTGGGAAGTATTCCTTGTCCCAGTGCCTTTCCTTCCAGCGCCTGAAGGCATCTCTCAACCAGTTCATGCCGGGCCTCCGTGGCCGTTCTGTGTGGAAACAAAACGATAGCACGGAGTGTCCTGGCGCCACTTTGCGGCCCGGCTGATTCAAACGCCGGAAAGCAAAAAGCCCCGCTTTCGCGAGGCCTTTAGTCGGTAGTCGTTGACGCGACTGCCTGGATATCAATTTGTCTTTCGAAGGACGGACTAACTATGCAACAGAAAACTCAACGCGCGCAAGTCCCCTGCGCCGTTACCACCGACCACCAGGTTTGCTTCGATCCTCTCAACGGGGATGAGTTCTTGTTCTCCATTGTTGCCGACCGGCCGGTTGACGCGGCTCTGGCCGCCGCCGAGGACATCAGCGAGGCGGTTCACCTGATTCTTTTGAGAATGACCCGGGCGATGGACGATGCCGGCGAGCCGCTACTCTCTCAGGAACTCAATACTCTCGCCCTGCTGGGGGCCATGTCTGGCGCATTGCTCAGAGCTTGCCGGGCCGGTGTCGCGACCCAATCCGGAAATCCTGAAAGCGTGTCGCGACACGCAGGCGGTGCAGCATGAGCGCGGTCTGGAACAAGCCCCAGTCGTCTGCACTGAAGGCTCCGATATCTCAGCTTCCGCCGCGGAGATTCGCAGTGATTAACCCGACCACGACGGTCGAAGAGGCGTTGAGCGAGGCCATCGCGCTGACGCTAAGTGTTTCTAGCATTCTCGGAGCACTGACCACCTCCGACGAAGAGCGCGTAGATATGGACGCCCTCAAGCTCTGCTCTCGCCTGGCTGGCGACCTGGTCGATGCCGCGCTCGACGCCCTGCGCAAGGAGGGCCAGCAATGAACCTCGCGACACTGCTCAGCAATCAGTGCTCCCCGGTCCCCGATGAAGTTCTGACCGATAAGCAGATCCGCTCCATCAAGTTGGATCGTGGTACGGCTCGCCATGCGGCTCAGAACATGGCGCTTGGTGTCGCCGCAGTCGGGAAACTGCTGGCGCTTACCAGTGCAGAAGGCGAGCTCGATCAGGAGACCGCCGAGCGTCTCGGATGGTTCTTGGAGGAGGTTGGCGGTGCCATCTACCAGTTGGCGGAGTTCGAACAGGTCTGTTCTGCTCGAATCGATCGGCAGAAGGAGGCTCAGCAATGAGGGCCACGATGGGTATCAGCTTCCGGGCGACTGCGCCGGTTGATCTTTCGAAGGGAGATCAGAAAGCGAATGTCCTGTGCGTGATGGATGACATTGATGCCGACCTCGCGCTGGACAGCGCAGTCGGCCTGCTCGACGCGATTCAAGGCGGGCTCCTCGACATCCTCGACGAGCCGAGTGTTAGTCGTCGCGTAGTCCTACTTCTTCATGCGGCCGAGACAGCCACTGCCCTGGTCCGTGCTGCCCTGGAGGGTGGGGAGGTGGCCAATGACTAGGCGCATTGGAGCGAAAGCACTCGGTGACCAGCTCTACAGCTATATCGGCGCCATCCAGGACTTGGCTACCGCAGTTCGCGAAGACTTGGCTTTCGAAGGTTGCGAGCCGGGCCCGCGCCTGACCGCCGAGCAGGTGGATGCGATCCATCTGTCGATTATCACCATCGCCAGGTTGGCTGGCGAAGACTTGATCCAACTGCTGACCGAGATGGAGGTGCCGGCATGACTGATCTGGCCCCCTTCGGCGGCCAGGCCGCCACCATGACCAGCCGCGAGATCGCGGATCTTGTTGGGTCGCGTCACGACAATGTACGCGTGACCATTGAGCGACTGGCCGAGCGCGGGGTGATTGCTTTACCTGCAATGCAGGAAAAGCCCACCGCTGGCCGCCCCACTCAGGAGTACGTCTTCACCGGCGACCAGGGCAAGCGCGACAGCATCATCGTCGTCGCCCAGCTCTGCCCGGAGTTCACCGCGCGGCTGGTGGATCGCTGGCAGGAACTGGAACAGCAGGCTTCCCGGCCACTGACCGCCGCCGAGCAACTACTGGCCAGCGTGCAACTCACCGTCGATCTGGAGCGGCGGCAGCGGCTGACCGAGCAGCAGGTGGCAGCGCTGACCGAAACCGTCGGCGACATGGACCGATCGCACCCGCTGCTCGACTCGATCCCCAACGGCATGGAGAGCATCACCGCTATCCGGCAGCGGATAGGGAAGCAGTACGGCCTTCCGCCCAGGGTGATCGACGCGGTGGTGCGCGACATGCCGCACAGCCCGCGCCCCTTCGCCATGGTGCGCAGCAAGCACGAGGAACTGAACGCGCGCCCCTACGCGGTCTGGGCAAAGGCCGAGATCAGCAGGGTGTTCGAGCGCTTCGCGCGCGGCTGCACCTTCGTGACCCAACACCGAGCCACGCACCCGGATTTCGGCGCCGGCCGGGAGCGCTTCCAGATGCGCGGCACCCCTTCGCAGGAGATCGGCGAATGACCACACAACCGAAACCGGGCCGGATCACCACTGGCCCCAACGGCCGCCCGGTGATCGCCGGGCCCTGGCCGTCCTACCGTCAATTCCGCGACCTGCCCGAGCGTGAGCGTTGGGTGCTCTACGGCCACGCCAAGGCATGCCGCGGTGCGCTTGAAGACCAAGGGTTCCTCATGGCCGAGGGATACCACGACTTCGTGAAGCGCGTTACCGAGGAGTTAGACATATGAGCGTTCAGGCCATGACCTGGGCACTGGAGCAGCAGGTCGTTACCGATGCCGCCATGAGGCATGTGCTGTTGTGCTTGGCGAACTATGCCAACGAGGCGGGAAAGGGGGCGTTCCCTTCTATCGCCACGCTGAGCAGTGATACAGGGCTATCCGAGCGGACTGTCCAGTACAAGCTCCGGTCCCTCGAGGAGGCTGGTGTTATTCGCCGTGGAAACCAGGCAATCGCTGCCGCTTACATCTCGCACCGGGATCGCCTGCCGATGGTGTACGACCTCTCGATGGAACGGGGTGCAACGGTTGCACCGGGTGCAAATGACGACGTAACGGGGTGCAAACCACGACGTAACGGGGTGCAACTGACGACACAACGGGGTGCAACGGTTGCACCCGATCCGTCACTTAACCACCAAAGAACCACCAAAGAACCTAAAGAGCATGTCCAAACCGGCGAAACCGGTTCGGACGACGTGGGTGATCGGAAGGGAAAAACCGAGTCTGGGAAACGGCCGGCCAAGCCCAATCCTCTGGATGGTTTCGAGGAGTTTTACCAGGCCTACCCAAAGCACAAGGATCGAGCGAAGGCGGAGAAGGCTTGGCGGAAGATCGACCCTGCTCTGCACCCTGTGATCATGGCGGCGCTTCCGAAGCACTGCCGACAGCGTGATTGGCTGAAGGACAACGGCCAGTTCGTTCCGCTGCCGGCCAGTTGGCTCAACGGGCGACGATGGGAAGACGAGATAGCCCCTGATGCTGGCCCGGCATCGAGCTTCACCAACCTCCCCAAACACACCCCCGACATGTACCAGGACCGCGACGATGGCAGAGCAAATTTTTAACTTCTGGCGAAAACCCAACCGCAAGAGCGAAGAAAGCCCTTCTCTTCGCTGCCCGGTTCACGGTGACTACCACTCGATCCAGGTGGAGCAGTTTGATGGTAGCTACTTGACCTGGTCTTGCTCTCGGTGTGTTTGGGATGGGGTGAATCGCGAGCCGGGGAGCGAGGAGTTTTCGGTGGCCCTGGCGGAGAAAACCCAACGCAAGATCAACGAGTTGCTGGTTGGTTCTGGCATCCCCGCTCGCTACCGGGCCAGCACTTTCGAGACTTACCGCACCGACGGCAAGGCGGAGAAGGCGGCGGTGCTGGAAGCATGCCGGGAGTATGCCGAGCGATTCGTGGAGAACTTCCAGGACGGCCGCTGCCTCTTGCTCCTGGGCAACCTTGGGACGGGCAAGACCCATCTCGCGTGCTCAATCGTCCAGTACGTCGTACGGAACCTTCAGGCCCAAGCAGTGATCACCTCGGCGTCGGAGATAATCCGTGTGGCTAAGGGGGCGATGAACCGGGCGGCGAAGTACACCGAACGGGACGCTCTCGAAGAGCTGGCGGGCTTTGACCTGTTGGTGATCGACGAGCTCGGCGCGCAGAGCGGTACCGAGTACGAATTGGGGCTGCTCCACGAGGTGATTGACCGCCGGTATCGGGAGATGCGGCCTACGGTGGTGGTTTCGAACATGAGCGCGCAGGAGGTCGCCAAGTACATCGGTGATCGTGCGGTGGATCGTCTCCGCGAGAACGGCGGCAAGGCTGTTGGTTTCACCTGGGGCTCCGCTCGCCGGGAGGTTCTGGAGTGAGCCGAGAGCTGTACAGCGAAGAGGCTGAGTTCGGCGTGCTCGGCGCTATCTTGCAGTCCGCGCTCCAGCAGAATCAGGAGCTGGTTGACGAGGCCTTGTCCAGCGTGACCGCTGCCGATTTCTACTTCGAGGATAACGCCGCGCTGTTCCAGGCGATCAAGGATTGCTACGAGGAAGGGATTCCCGTCGATCCGGTGACCGTGGGAGTGGTCCGCGATGTGCTGCCCAGCGGCGCGAAGCTCATTCCCTATGCCGGGAACATTGCCCGCAATGTGCCTTCGGTGGCGAACTGGAGGACGTACGTCCGGCACGTCCGGGAGCGGGCCATCCTGCGTTGCTTGATCGACACGGCCGAGTCGGTGAAGGCCTCCGCCACGGATGACCGACCGTTGCCTGAGATCATCGCCAGAGCGCAGCAGGCGATGGCGGACCTGCGCGACCTCGATGACGAGGCGCCGAAGTACAAGCGGCTCGACGAGGTGATGCTCAAGGCTGTCGACGTTATCGACGACAAGTTCAACGGCCGCGCGCCTCAGTGGCCCGGCACTGGCCTGGCCGATCTCGACAAGCTGGTGCGCGGCATCCGCCCTCGGAAACTCACCGTTATCGCCGGCCTTCCCGGCAGTGGCAAGACCACACTTGCCCTGCAAATCGCCCAGTACAACGCCTGCGAGGCGGGGGAGCCGTGGCTGGTGTTCTCCCTGGAAATGCCCGAGGAGGAGTTGGGCGTGCGCTCAATCGCCTCGCTGGGCGGAGTGGACCTGAAGCGCCTGGACGATCCGCAGCAGTTGGGTGACGACGACTGGCCGCGCATCACATCTGCGGTGGCCAAGGCCAAGGGGGCGCCCTTGTTCATCTGCGACGATCCCAACGTGACCGCCAGCCAGATCCGCAGCACCGCGCGGTGTGTCAAGCGTGAGCACGGCCTGGCCGGTATCGTCGTTGACTACCTGGGCCTGATTCCACCAGAGGCGAAAGGGCGCACGCGCAGCGAGGAAGTGGGCAAGACCAACAAGTCGCTGTTGCGCCTGGCCAAGGAGCTCGGCGTTCCAGTCATCGAGCTGGCGCAGCTCAACCGCGACTCGACCAAGCGCCCCGGTAAGCGCCCGCAGTCGAGCGACCTGCGCGACTCGGGGGAGATCGAGGCCGACGCCAGTTGCATCCTGATGGTCCACCGGGACATGGATAGCGAGGCCGGCCAGAACGGCATCACCGAGATCCTGATGACCAAGTGCCGACACGCGCCGCCGGGCATGTGCCTGCTCCAGCAGCAGGGCATGTACGGACGATTCGTCAACTTCGCCGGCCCACGCGAGATGAGCCAAGAGGAGGTCGAGATGGGGCGTAGCTACTTCGCCAACAAACACGGCAAGAAAAAGGGGAAGGCCGCATGAGCAACGTACAACCGATGGCACCCCGCAAGGTCATGACCAGGCTGGAGCGGGAGTTTCTCAAGGTGGCCGGCCAGGAGCTGGCGCAGGTCAAGGTGGGCGGTGCTGCTGCCTTGGCTGCGCTGCTGGTCATGATCGCCAACTGGCACGGTGACCGCGGCACTCTGGGTTTTCACGACTACGGCCGGCTGTGGCTGCAGGACGGCAATGCGAAGGGCGCCGCTGCGGAAACGCTGCTGCGCGATCTGTTTGGCCTGAAAGGCACGCCGAAGGGGGCCGCATGACTGGGGTCTACCGCGATGTGATGCCTGCGATCGTTCGCGTCCTGGCGGCCGATGCCATCGACAACACGGCGAAGCAGAGCTGGCAGAGGCTTATTGACCGAAAGGTCGACGGCGGCTTTCGGGCTCTGCTTTCTGCCCAGGACCAGTTCGAGTTCGATTGCATCCTGCACGCCCTACTGCACCGGGAGCTTTCGCCGGCCGAGTGGGACGTGCTGCACGCTCGCTACTCGACGCACTTTGATCGGCGTGGGCAGGCCATCGAGCGACTGGCGAGCAGGGTGCATTCGCCTGCGCCTTCTCGGTTTCTGGAGCGTGCTGTAGCGACCTGGGCTATCCCGATGATGAAGGGCAAGGACGGAAAGCGATCAACCGCTATCCCGATGCTCCCCAAGAAGTGGTACGACATGAACAACTGGGATGAGGACGCGCGACCGGACTCAACTCGAAACCGCTGGCGCAGGGATATTCGGAAACAGCTTGATCGTTTCGAGGAAGAGGCGTTGGTGCATGTAACCGAGATCCTTGACCGCGAGAAGTTGCTCGATGCGGCTTGACGAATGTGATCGACTGAGCGTAACGTAACCACATCTGTTGATACGTGCGCGCTAAGCTAGATCGACTCCGAAACCCGGCCCTGGTGCCGGGTTTTTTATTGCGCCGCCGGGTTTTGCGCGGCATCATCAGTCCCCCGTCTAACTCGATGCTTTCCTTCCTTGGCTTTCAGCGAGATGGACGGGAAGCCCGGTTGCCCCCGCTCCGGGCTTTTTCATTTGAAGGTCGAAACTCGGTAGACGGCAGTCTCGCCTGCCACATCGGGCTGTAAGCAAAGTGACGGGTTACCGACCCGCAAGGCCTTCACCCTTTGCGATATCCAATCAATGCAGGTGGAGCGCAGGATGCGCACGGGGTAGTGGCCCCTATCCACCTGCACCTATTTCAGAGCCCAGCCTTCGAGCTGGGCTTTTTCGTTTCCGCCGCAAGGCAAGCCAACACGCAGCTAGGCCCGTACAGCCGAACGGCGGATGTCCGCTCATCCATCCGCCCCGCTGCGCTCCTTTTTCCAGGTGAGTGGAGTGGATCAGATGAGTGAAATTGATCTTGATGAGGCCAGCCTGCGTGACCTGGTAATGGTCAATGACGGCCAGGTCGTAACGACATCGCTGAAGGTGGCCGAACGCTTCGGAAAGCGGCACGACAACGTCCTTCGGGCTATCGACAACTTGGATTGCTCGGCTGGTTTCCGTCTCCTCAATTTTGAGGAGACGGTCATGTGGCGGGAAAATCCGAGCGGCGGAGAACCGATCAAGAGTCGAAGCTTCGACATGACCAAGGACGGCTTCATGTTCCTTGTGATGGGCTTTAGGGGTAAAGCCGCAGCTGCCTGGAAAGAAGCTTTCATCCATGCCTTCAACTGGATGGCCGAGCAGTTGTTCAAACGCTCAATGGACTTCAACACCATGCGCAACGAGCTGATGGCGGAGTACCGACAGGAGCGAGGGATTGCCAGCCTGGCTGGCAAAACCTTGCGTCGATGGCAGATCAGGGCACCGGTCATCGAACAGAAGATCATCGAGATCGAGCGCGAAGGGCAGTTGCAGCTGTTTCACGCCTGATCCGCCCGGAAAACCCACCCGACGAACGAAAGCCCGCCATTGAGCGGGCTTCGTCGTTTTAGAACCCCTGCGAGGGGCAGAGACTATGAAAATGCCAGAACGCCCTGAGACCTGGGCTGCGCTGCTTGCGTGGCTGTCTGCGCACTATCCGCAGTTGTACGCCGCCGGCCTGTCCTTCGTGGTCGCGCTGACGCGAGTGATCTACGGCGGTGGAACGCGGCGCCAGGCGCTGCTCGAGGCAACGCTCTGCACTTTGATTACCTTGGGCCTGATTCCGGTCCTTGAGTGGTTCGGCCTGCCACAGAACATGGCTACCGCTGCTGGGGTGTTCACCGGTTTCCTTGGGGTGAAGAAGATCGCTGAATTCGCTGATCGGATCGCCGACTGGAAGTTTCCGCGTCGGGGGGCTGGCGAATGAAGATCACCGCCGATCAACTCGACCGTGCTACCGGCTGCGGCGGCGCTACTGCTTCGGTCTGGGTCGAACACATCAACGGCGCCATGGCCCGGTTCGAGATCAACACACCCGAGCGTGTTGCGATGTTTCTCGCCCAGGTCGGGCACGAAAGCCAGAGCCTCAAGCGCCTGGTGGAGAATCTGAACTACTCCGCAGAGGGGCTGCTCAAGACCTGGCCGAAGCGATTCGCCCCGGTAGAGGCTCGCCAGTATGCCCGCCAGCCCGAGCGCATCGCCAACCGCGTCTATGCCAACAGGATGGGCAATGGGTCGCCGGATACGGGCGATGGGTATCGATACCGTGGTCGTGGCCTGATCATGATCACCGGCCACGACAACTACGCCGAAGCTGCCCGCGCACTGGCGCTGCCGCTTGTGGCGCAACCGGAGCTGCTGGAGCAACGGACCTGGGCAGCCATCGCCGCGGCATGGTGGTGGAAGTCGAGGAGTTTAAACGAACTGGCCGATCAGGGCCGTTTCGAGAAGATCACCCTCCGCATAAACGGATCGTTTACCGGGGCCGAGGATCGCAAGGCCCGGCTCGAATGGGCGCGCGCCGCCCTTAACTGAGAGGTATCAACCAATGGACAATCAGCACAAGAAAATCACCGGCTACCGTGACCTGAGCCAATCCGAGATTGATGGTATGAACTCGATCAAGGCCTTGGAGCAGGACGCAGGGCGGCTGTTCAAGCAGATCGGCGAGATCGATGGCGTCGATCCGCGACTGCTTGCCCTGGCCAAAACGAACTTGCAGCAGGGTTTCATGTGGTTCGTGCGTTCGATCGCCAAGCCCGCCGATCCATTCTCCTGATTTGTCATGAACTGGAAACCCTGGCTGATCGTCGCGCTGGTAGCCGCTCTGGTGTTCTGGCGCCTCGATCACGTGACCGCCCAGCGTGATGACCTGCAGGCCGCCGTCGAGCAATCCACCGAGACGATCACCGCCATGGCCCAGCAGGCCCAGCGCGACACCCAGGCGCAGGCCCAGACCGATGCCCTGGCCCGAACCTACCAAGCAGCACTGCAGGCCTCCCATGAAGAAAACCAATTGCGCCGCGATGCTATCGGCACTGGTGCTCGCGTCGTGTACGTCAAAGCCCGCTGTCCCGCAGACGGAGTGCACCAGGCTCCCGGAGCCTCCGGCAGCGCTGATGCAGGAAGAGCCGTCCTTGCTGCCGCTGATGGACAAGTTGTTTCTGATCTCCGAGCCGGAGTCGAGCGACGCGAACTGATGATCAAGGCCTTGCGAGAGCACATTGCGGGGCTGCAGAAGTTGTGCCGGAGGATTTGATGTCCAGGCTAAAGACTCTCGGGTTCCGCGTGTCGAGCCAGGGCGACCGGCTGAAGACTGCGGCGCCTGGTTCGTGGCGGACCGGTAAGACCTCAACCGAGCGAGGCTATGACTACCGTTGGCAGCAGGCACGGGAGCAGTACCTTCGCGATCATCCATTGTGCGTGTACTGCGCGCGCAAGGGCTTGGTCACGGCGGCCAACACCGTTGACCACATCGTGGCTCACCGAGGCGATACGGACCTGTTCTGGGACAAGGACAACTGGCAGCCGCTATGCGGACCCTGTCACTCCTCGGTCAAGCAGGCCGAAGAGGCGGCAGGGTTCTAACGACCCTGTACCAAGGAGCAACCATGCGAACCCAACCACACCCCGAAGGCGTTGAGATCAACCCGCACCGGCCGTGGGGACCACAAGACGTGCAGGGATACAGCGCGGAAGTGGTCAAGGCCATGAATCTGCTGGAGCCGCTTCTACAGGCCGGACTGCTGGCCCTGGTGCCTGACCAATGGAGCGGCGGCAAGTTGACCTTCCTCACCCCGTCGAGAGCTGCGAGGCAGGGATGGAGGCCGCCACAGGCTGACCAAAGGGGAGAGGCACGCGGCTGACGTGCTTCAAGTAGTATGAGGCACGCCAATGGCGTGCAACAAGGGTGGGGGGGGTGAAAATATCCGGTTTCGCCTGAAGCTAGACCGCCCCCGCCCGCATTCGCACATTTTTTCCGATCTCTAGGAATTTTGTTAATGGCGTTAACAGACAAACAGCGACGGTTTGTTGACGCGAAGGCCCGAGGAGCATCCAACAAAGCTGCCGCCGAAGCCGCTGGCTACGCGCCTTCCAGCTCTGCGGCCGCTGGCGCCCGACTTGCCAAGCACCCCGAAATCATCGCCGCCCTGAAGATGTTAAAGGGGCGGCGAGATGTTAAAGCCAAGGAGCCTTCGCCGAAGCAGGGCGAGGACCATGAAGCGCCGCTCGGCGATGAGCAGGAACCTGATGGCGAGTACCTGGATTGCCTGCCGTTTACGGAGGACCCGCTGGTCTGGCTGGTCAACCTGATGAATGAGCCGCGGGCGAAGGTCTTCGATCGCCGCAGCGCGGCTCAGAAAGCTGTCGACTTCTTCCATGGCAAGAAGGGCGAGATGGGCAAGAAGGAACAGAAGGCCGAGGCCGCGAAGCAAGCCGGCAAAGGCAAGTTCGGCCAGGGCAAGCCTCCACTATCCGTCGTCAGGGGGTAAACCATGCTCTGGACCACTGCCTGCCCTGACTGGTGGCGGCGCTTGAGTGCTGGTGAATCCATCATTCCGCCGCCGCTCTTTCCTGAGGAGGCCGAGGAGGGGCTCAGCGTCTTCCGGGAACTGAAGATCGTAGACGCTCCCGGCTCCCCGACAATCGAGGCCGCATGCGCCCCCTGGGTGCTCGACTTCGCCGGCGCCATCTTCGGCAGCTACAACAATGAGACCGGCCAGCGACTGATCACTGAGTACTTCCTCTGCATCCCGAAGAAGAACTCGAAGTCGACCATCGCAGCCGCGATCATGCTGACCGCCTTGATCCGCAACTGGCGGCTTGAGGCCGAATTCATCATCCTGGCGCCGACCAAGGAGATCGCCGACAACAGCTTCAAGCCGGCGGCGGCGATGGTGAAGCACGACGAAGAGTTGTCGGATCTGCTTCATGTTCAACCGCACCTGCGGCTGATTACCCACAATCAGACTGGAGCCACCCTGAAGGTAGTGGCCGCTGATAGCGATGTGGTCGGTGGCAAGAAGGCCGTCGGCGTGCTGATCGATGAGGCCTGGCTGTTCGGCAAGAACCCGAAGGCACCGGACATGATTCGGGAGGCCACTGGCGGCCTGCTGTCTCGCCCTGAAGGTTTCATCATCTGGCTCACGACCCAGTCGAACGAGCCGCCCGCCGGGGTGTTCAGGTCCAAGCTGACCTATGCCCGGGGCGTCCGTGACGGGCGCATCGAAGACAACCGGTTTCTGCCGATCATCTACGAGTTCCCGAAGGAGATGATCGAGAGCGGAGAGGCGCGCCGGCCAGAGAACTTCCACCTGGTCAACCCGAACATGGGCTACTCGGTGGATCGGCCTACCCTCGAGCGCCTGTTTATGCAGGCAGAACTCGACGGTGAGGCCGAGGTGCGCGGGTTCCTCGCCAAATTCCTGAACATCGAGATCGGGCTGGCGCTGATGTCCGACAGTTGGGTCGGCGCCGCATTCTGGGAGCCGCAGGCGCTGCCAGGCCTTTCGCTGGATGCCCTGATTGAGCGCTGCGAGGTGATTGTTGGCGGCGTCGACGGTGGCGGCCTAGACGACCTGCTGGCGCTGACGCTGTTGGGCCGTGAGCGAGGGGGGCGCCGGTGGTTTCACTGGGCGCATGCCTGGGCGCACCCCTCGGTGCTGGAGCGCCGGAAGTCCGAGGCTCCCCGGCTCCATGACCTCGCGGCGGCTGGTGATCTGACCCTGGTTGAGAAAATCGGCGATGACGTTGAGGAGTTGGCGGCGTATGTCGCTCGGGTCAACGACGCCGGTCTGCTCGACAACGTCGGGCTCGACCCTGCCGGCATTGGCGCCGTGATCGATGCGCTATTGGCGGCGGGGATCACCGAAGAGCAGATAGTCGGCATCTCTCAGGGCTGGAAACTGACCGGGGCCATCAAGACCACGGAAAGGAAGCTGGCCGAGGGTGTGTTGATGCACTGCGGTCAGTTGCTTATGGCCTGGGCCTGCGGCAACGCCAAGGGCGTGCCTTCCGCCAACGCTTTCCTGATCACCAAGCAGGCTTCCGGCACCGCGAAGATCGACCCGTTGATGTCGACGTTCAACGCGGTATCGCTGTTGTCCCTCAATCCGGAGGCGCGCGGCGGCATGGATGACTACCTCAACAACGGCTTCTTTGGACTCATAGGCTGACCATGACATTTCGCTGGTACAACCCTCGCACGTGGCGGATGTTCGGCTACACCGACCCAGCCACGGGTGATTACGTCGAGGTAGACCTTGAGGTCGGCGGCAAGAGCACAAAGGCCGGCGTGCGAGTGACCACCAAGACCGCGCTGTCGATCAGCATGGTCTGGTCGTGCGTGAAGATCCTTTCGGAGTCGCTGTCGGGCCTGCCGCTGAAGCTCTACGAGGATTCGGACGGCGCCTCGCCGCGCACGTTGGTGCCGCGCAAGGACGGGGCGCAGAAGTTGCTGCGCAAACCCAACCCGTTCATGACGATGCTGAACTTCCTCAAGTTCGTCGTCGTGAACATGGCGCTGCGTGGTAACGCTTTCGCACTGATCGAACGCAACCGCCACGGCGAGCCGATCGGTTTGATTCCGCTCGGTATCGACCAGGTGACCATCGACACCGACGAGGACCTTCTCTACTGGGTGCAGCCCAAGGATGGGGAGCGATTCCCGGTTTCTCCGGAGAACATGCTGCATTTCAAGATATTCAGCATGGACGGCATCGTCGGCTTGTCGCCTATCGAGTACCAGGCGGAGACCATGGGTCTGGCCAAGGCGGGCCAGCAATGGTCTGCGCGCTTCATGCGCAAGGGCGGATTTACTGGTGGCTACATCATCTTCAAGGAGTTCCTGACCGAGAAGCAGCAGGCTCAGGTTATGGCGCGCTTCCCTGACGTGCGCAAGGGCGATGCCGACGACCTCGGCAAGATCGCTATCTTGCAGGGCGGCCCAACCTTTGTACCGGCCGGTCTTAGCCAGAAAGACGCCCAATTCATCGAGTCCCAGCAGTTCCAGGAGGAGGCGCTGGCCGGCATCTACGGCGTGCCGCTCTGGCTGGCCAACAGGGCCGGCAAGACCTCGATCATGGGCTCCAACCTGGAGCAGCAACTGATCGGCTTCGTCACGTTCGGCCTGAAGCCCTACATCGACGCGGTCGAAGACGAGCTCAACGACAAGCTGTATGGACGCACCTCGCGCTTCGTCGAGTTCGCGGTGGAGGGGCTGCTGCGCGCTGACAGCGCCGGTCGCGCCACTCTGTTCGCTGCGGCTCTTGGTGGCTCCGGTGGCTCCGGCTGGATGACCATCAACGAAGTTCGCCGCAAAGAAAACCTTCCGCCACTTGATGGCCCTGAATACGACCGGGTCTCCCGGTGGGAGATGCAGACCAATGCTCAGCAAACTTGATTGCCCCTTCGAGGTGAAGGCCGCTGACGAGGCGGGCAACTTCGAGGGCTACGCCGCAGTGTTCGACAACGTCGACCTCGGCGATGACGTGATCCTCAAGGGCGCCTTCACCAAGGTGAAGACCGCTCGCAACGGCCGGTTGAAGCTGGCGCTGTACCACGACCTGACTCGGCTGGTCGGAACCTCGGAGTTCACCCAGGATGACCGAGGGCTGTTCCTCAAGGGCCGAGTGAACCTGGCAGTCAGTTACGCACGCGACGCCTACGAGCTGATGAAGGACGGCAGCCTCGACAGCATGTCAATCGGGTTCAACACCATCGAAGCCAACTTCGAGCAGCGCGCCGGGCGGCAGGTCCGAGTCATCAAGGCCGCCGAACTCTGGGAGGCGTCGTTCGTTCCGTTCGGCATGAACCCTGAGGCCGAGGTCATCAGCGTCAAGTCGGACATCCGGCTTTTCGAGAACGCCCTGCGCGAACGCATGGGGCTCTCTCAGAAGGAAGCGGCAGCAGTCGCTTCGCTCGGCTACCCAGCGCTCCGCCGTGACGGCGGCAGCGAGGCCACGGCGATCGTGGAAGAGCTGAAAGACATTTCAACCCTGTTCACCACCCATTTTGGAGTATCGCCATGAGCGAAGTGAAAGAACTGAAGGACTCCCTGGAACTGCAACTGAAGAACGGTTTCGACGGGCTCCAGAAGAAGTACGACCTGGCCATCACCGAGGTCGAGAAGGGCAATCAGGTTGCCACTGAGCTGAAGAAGGAAATTCAGACCCAGAAGGACGAACTGCAGAAGGTCATCGACCAGGTGCAGGACCTTGAGCAGAAGGGCGTCAAGCTGCGCGGCGGCCCCGGCGAAGGCAAGAGCTTCATCGATATGGTGAAGTCGCACGACGGCTACAAGGCGCTGCAACAGAAGAGCGCGAATGCCGCCGACATCGAGGTCACCAAGTCGGACCTGGCGTCGATGAAGGAAACCAAGGTCACCAGCGCCGGCATCGTTGTGCCGAACTACGACCCGACCATCCAGCCCGGCATCCGCCAGGAACTGCGTATCCGCGACCTGCTGACCACCATCCCGGTTAGCGGACAGAGCTACAGCTACTTCCGCGAGTTGCTGCACACTCGTGGCGCGGCGCCGGTAGCCGAAGGTGCGCTGAAGCCTACCAGCAACGTGACCTTCGAGTCGGTGACCGACCGCGTCAAGAAGCTGGCCGTGTGGATGCCGGTCACTGACGAGGCCCTGGACGACGTGCCGCAACTGTTCGGCTACATCCAGGAACTGCTGCGCTACGACCTCAAGCTGGAGGAAGAAGCGCAGATCCTCAAGGGTGACGGCACCGGCGAGAACCTGAACGGCCTGATGACCCAGGCGACCACCTACGACACCGCCCTGAACAAGGCTGGCGACACCTCCATCGACATCGTGCGCCGCGGCATCTACCAGGTCCGCAAGCAGTCGAAGCTGTCTGCCGACGGCGTGGTGATGACCGAACTGGACTGGATGAACATCGAGCTGCAGAAGGATGGCGAAAACCGCTACCTGTTCGCCAACCTGCAGGGCCTGGTCACCCCGGTGCTCTGGGGCCGCCCGGTGATCACCTCGGACAGCATGGACGAAGGCGCGCCGGCGAACGGTGGAAATCCGGCCACCGGTGGCGAGTTCCTGATCGCCAACTTCGCCCGCTCCTCGATCCTCTTCGACCGCATGTCGTTCCTGTTCAAGATGGGTCTGATCAACGATCAGTTCATCCGGAACGAACGGGCGCTGCTGGTTGAGGAGCGTCTCGGTCTGGGCGTGCGTCGTCGCGAGGCGTTGGTGAAAGGCCGCTTCGCGGCGTAACCCCTGATGAGGCCGGCCGCAATGCCGGTCTCTTCGTTTCCAGGAGGCAACATGAAGATCAAGGCACTTTGGGGTTTCGTAGGTGACGCGAAGAAGCTCGGGGCGGAGTCGGCCCAGGTTCGCGCGGGCCAGGTGTTCGAGGAAGTCGACGATGAGTATGCACACGTCCTGATCGGCAAGGGGCTGGCTGCTGAGGTCGGGGAACAGACCAAGCCGAAAGAGACCAAGCCGGCGGCGCCGAAAGGGGCCAAGTGATGGAGATCGACTGGGATGCCGATCCATCCATCCTGGCGAAGGTGAAGCTTCAGGCACGTATAGACGCCGATATCACCGATGACGACGATCTGCTGAAAGGCTATGTCGCCGCGGCGCTTTCCCATGTCGAGCAGCACTGTGACTGCCGCCTAGTCGAAGGCGAGCCCACTGCTCCGGATGAGATCGGCCTGACGCCGGATGTGTGGCAGGCAGTGTATTTGCTTGTCGCGCACTGGTACGCCAATCGAGAGGGAGCCGTCGCCGATGGTTCTGTAACCGTGGTCCCGTTGGCCGTTGAGCGCTTGCTCTGGTACCGGAAGAGGTTCTGAGGCATGCAGGCTGGTCGGTTAAGGCACCTGGTCGCATTCCAGGTGAAGGAGAAAATCCGTGATCCGGATAGCGGCGCCGTCGACTATGCCTGGGTGGATCGTTGGCCAAAGGTCTATGCCGCCGTCGAGCCCCTTTCTGCTCGCGATCTGATCGCTGCGCAAGCGGCCCAGTCCCAGCTTTCTGCTCGCATCGTCATCCGCTACCGGGAAGGCGTCTTGCCCACTATGCGGATCGTACACCGCGGTGTTCCGTACAAAATCGAGGGTAAGCCAATCCCTGATAAGAGGTCGGGACGCGAGTATCTGACCATTCTCGTGAGCGAGGGGGTAACCGATGGCTGATATAGCCGAGTCACGCATCCACGGATTGGATGGCGTTGTGGAGAAGATGCGATCTCTTGCGCCAAGGCTGCAACGCAATGGCCTGAGAAAGGCTGCGCGCAAGGCTATGAACATTGTCCGGGATGCCGCGCGAGAAAAGGCGCGAGCTGTCGACGATCCCGAAACGCCCGAGAAGATTTGGAAGAACATCATCACCCAGGAGTCAGCCAAGGAGGGGCGGCGTGAGGGAGGGGTGGTGATGAAGGTTGGCGTGCGCGGCGGTGCCAGCAGAAACCAGCACAGCAAGGATGCGAGTGGGAACCCAGGCGGTGATACCAGGCACTGGCGCTATCTGGAGTTCGGCACCAAGTACTCGCCGGCGAAGCCATTCATGCGGCCTGCGCTACCAGAGAACGTTGCGAAGGTCACTGATCGGTTCGTGTCCGAACTGAGCAGCGAGATCGATCGCGCGGTTGGGGGGCGTTGATGTTTGCGCCAATCTACTCTGTCGTTTCAGGGGACGCGGCCTGCCAGGCGTTGCTTGGGGGTTCCCCAGACACGCGCATCTTTCCGTTCGGCGAGGCCGACGAGGGGACTCTATATCCCTATGCGGTTTGGCAGGTGGTCAGCGGTTCGCCCGAGAACTACCTGGCAGGCCTGCCAGACGCCGATGGTGTAACCCTGCAGGTCGATATCTACGCGAGCACGTCCGCCTCTGCATTCGCGGTAGCGAAGGTCCTGCGCAACGTGATCGAGAAGAGTGCCTACATCGTTCGCTGGGGGCCTCAGCCTCGCGACCCTCAAACGAAGTCGTATCGAATCAGCTTCGACGTTGATTGGCTGATACCAAGATAGCCAGTCACCCAAACCATCGCCCGCGCAGCCGCGGGCTTTTTTACGCCCGCAATAGGAGAATGACCTATGTCCATGCTTACCCAAGGGACGCAGCTCTACGCCCTCGTGCCGCCCGCCTCGGGCACCGGAGCGCTCACTGTAATGGAGGTGGAGTGCATCACCTCCTTCAACCCCGGCGGAAACCCGGCGGACCAGATCGAGGACCCGTGCTTGAGCGAGACCTCGCGCAAGTACAAGAAAGGGATGCGCACTCCTGGCCAGGCTACCGTTGGCCTGAATGCCGATCCGCGCAATGCAAGCCATTTGCGCCTCTACCAACTGTCCGAAGATGACAGCGATACCATGATCCAGTTCGCCATTGGCTGGTCCGATGGTGTCGACGTAGCCCCCACTCTCAACACCAAAGGGGATGCCTTCGTGCTTCCCCCGAGCCGAACTTGGTTCACCTTCGAGGGTTATGTCAGCGATTTCCCGTTCGACTTCGCAGCCAACACCTTGGTCGCCACCCAGGCCACGATCCAGCGCTCCGGCAAAGGGCAGTGGATTCCGAAAACCGCGTAAGGAGCAGACATGAAACTAGCCGATCTGGTGGCCGCTGGCGCGGTCCTGGGCGATGGACTGGTGAAGAAAAGCATCACCTGGACGCACACTCCGCCGGGCAAGAAAAAGGCAGTCACGGACACCTTCGACGTGTTCATCAAGCGCAGCAGTTTCGGTGCCATGGAACGCCTGTTCGCCCAAGACGACGACAAGAAGAGCCAGAATGCGCGCTACCTGGCCGAGAGCGTAAGACTGGGTGAGGGTGGTGAAGAGGAGATTCCCTACGAAACTGCGTTCAACCTCGACCCTGCGTTGGGCTTCCTGCTCTTGCAGGCTGTCGCGGAGGTCAATGGCACTGCGCCGGGTGACGAAAAAAACTGACGCCCGCCGATGAGGTTTGGCATGAACTCGTGCTGAACGGCATCGGCGGTTGCACCATTCGCGAGGCGAAGGAGCGCATCGACTACGATGAGTACAGGGCGTGGGTTGCCTACCTGAAAAAGCGTGGCTCCCTCAACGGGAGCTATCGCCTGGAGTGGGTGCTGGCTCAGTTAGCCGCGATTCAGGCCAAGGTAGGGGGTGTGAAGTGCGAACCCGACGACTTCCGTCCCCATGTTCGGGGGCCGGTAGAGCCGGTGGGTATCTCGCTCGAGCAAGCCATGGCCGCATGGGTTTGACCTGGCAAGGATGCTGGGTTCCTGTGCTGGCGCTCCGGTTGGCCAGGATGCTGGCTCCGTGCTAGATTCCGAGCGATCACCACCGGGAGGGTTGTTAATGCGTAAGATATTGGTTGCTTCAATAGTTCTAACTGCTGTTTTAAGTGGATGCGCCTCTAGTGGAAAAGAGATTACGCAGGAGCAGGTGGATAGAATTGTGCAGGGACAAACAACTCAGGATCAGTTGATTTCGATTTTTGGCAAGCCCATGGCGGAACAATACAATTCAGATGGGAGCCGTGTACTTACCTGGGGGTATGCCTATGTTGGGTTTATGGGGGCTGGCACCGAAACCCAGGGGCTTTCGGTAATTCTTGGTCCAGATGGAAAGGTTACAGGGTATAGCAGGGCAGGTTCCTCTCCATCCCCTGCAAGATTTGGTCGGTAAGCTGTTTTAGTTTCTGATTTAATCGGCAGGTAAGATATGTTTGAGGAAGTTTATAATAATTGGGTTTATATTTTGTTTTTCGGGGTTTGGTTGGCGTCAATCTCTGCGTATCTGGCAGCATCTCGCAGAAGAAGTATAGCCCTATGGTTTGTCTTTGGTTTCTTCGCTCCGATAATCGCCATACCTCTTATATTTATTCTAGGGGAAGATAAGCAAGCATCTGAACGCTCGTCTCGTCAGGCTGCAGTGGATGTCGGTATATCGAATGGTTTTAAGAAATGCCCATATTGCGCGGAAGCCGTCAGAGAGGAGGCTAAGCTATGCCGACATTGTCGGTCTGAGATATGAGATATGGGCATGTCTGTACTGGCATCGGCCAAACTAAAATTGGCCGAAAATCATATTCAATGGGGATGATTATCTGAAGAAGTAGAAAATCCCTATGCAAGCCGCCTTCGGGCGGTTTTTTATTGTCCGGAGAAAAGCTAAATGGCCTCTCGCTCCCTTGGTGTGCTGACGCTCGACCTCATTGCGCGCATTGGGGGATTTCAGCAGAGCATGAATCGCGCCTCCCAAGACACTGCGCGCAGCATGGCGCGGATTGAGCAAAGCACGCAGCGGGCGAGTTCGACAGCAGTTAGCGCTATCAAGTCTATTGGTGTTGCGGCGGCTGCTTATCTGAGCGCCCGAGAGCTTGTTGGATATTCGCAAGCCTGGGTCTCTATTGAGAACCGCATCAAGCAGGTCAGCGAAAGTCAGGCTCAGTTCAGTCAGTCGATGGATGCAGTGTATTCCGTCGCTCAGAATGCGCGGTCATCCTTGGAGGGCACTGCGGAGCTGTACCAGAGGATTGCCGCTTCAACTGGCGACCTCGGGGTAAATCAACAGCAAGTTGTCCAGGTGACCCAGAACATCAGCAAGGCCATGTCGGCCAGTGGTGTTTCCGCTGCCGCTGCGGAAGGTGCGCTGGTGCAACTCGGACAGGCCTTTGCCTCTGGCGTGCTCCGAGGCCAGGAGTTGAACTCGGTACTCGAGCAGGCTCCGGGCTTGGCCCAGGCCGTCGCAAACGGTCTCGGGGTTGCGGTTGGAGACCTTCGAAAGCTTGGCGAACAGGGCAAGCTGACCTCCAAGCAGGTCTTCGAGGCGATTCTGTCTCAAACCCGAGCTATTGATGACCAGTTTGCGCGCGCCCAGACTACCATCGCTGGCGCGTTTCAAGTTCTGGAGAACAGCGCGACCAGGGCGATCGGCAGCCTGGATAGCACTCTCGGGGTGTCCAAGGCTTTTACGGAAGCCATGGTTTCCCTGTCGAAGTCGCTTGACTCTACGAACGTGCAGTCCTTCGTCCAGGTCCTGAATACTGGGCTGTACCTGGCGATCGGACGTACTGCTGGCGCTCTGGTAGGTGCGACGGCTGCCAAGATCGCAGACGTCAAGGTGACCCAGGAGCAGACCTATGCCGCGTCGGTTGCTGCGGCTGGAGAGGTGCGACGCGCCCAGGCGGTGAAGGCTGAGGCCGTTGCCGAGTTAGACAGAGCACGCCAGGCCGTGGCTTCTGCTCGTGCGCAGGTGGCTGCTGACCGGGAGCGACAAGCCTCCGAAATCTCTCGTTTGCGGGCGGTGCAGGCATCGCTTGTGGCTGAGCGCGAACTCGAAGGCCAGCGGCTGAAGGCCCAAATCACAGAGATTGGCCGACAGCAGTCTGTCGCTCGAATGGCCGAGTTACGGCTAGCCGAAACGGCCATCATCAAGCAGCTTCAGGCTGCGGAGGCGCAATTGACGGCCACCACCGTGGCGGGCTCGCAGGCGGTTACTGCAGCCCTTGCTCAGCGAGTGTCTGCAACCGAAGCGCTTTCTGCGGCGAACTTGCAACTTACCGCAGCTCAAACTGCCTCGACGGCCGCAATGGGCCGATGGTTCGCGGCCAGCACAGCTTTGGGGGCAGGGTTAAATGCCCTGAGAACAGCAGGCGCGGGGATTCTCAGGATTGCTGCTGGATGGCCGGGGCTGATCATCTCTCTGGGGATGGTAGCCTTGTCCTTCGTCGACTTCGGGGACAAGGCCGAGAGCAATGCTGGTCGTGCGGCCAATGCTTTCGAAGACGCCTCCACCCGCATCCGCCAGGCAGCTCGGACGATGATTCCGGAGGATCTTTCCGGGCTCAGCTATGACCAGTTGAAGCAGCAGTTGGCGGGCCTTCAGGATCAATTGAAGGATGCTGAGGCGCTTCAAGAGCGGTTCCAGAAGGGCGTTGACGACAATACCGACGTTCCGTTTGGTCCTTCTCTGGACGAGGCAAAGGAGAAAGCAGAGTCCTTGCGCCTTGCCATCCAGAAGACACAGCGAGAACTGGACGGTGCAAGGTTCGCTTCGGATAAGGCTGGCGCGAGCTATCTGGATAATTTGCAGAAGCAGAGTGTTGTCGCTGGCAAGCTGACCGAGGTAGAGAAGCTCCGCGCCCAGATCAGCGCTGGCATCCTGAAGCTAAGTCCTGACGATGAAAATCGCGCCCTGGACTATGCCGCAGCCGTGGACAAGGCGAATGCCTCGACCAAGTCCCAGAAGGACCTGTTGAAGGACTCTGCGAAGGGGCTGAAGCAGGCTGAGGAGCGGTATCTGGACCTCAAGAAGGAGATCGACCCTACCGCGACTGCGACGGATGAGTACAGGAAGAACATCGAGGCCCTCAACACCCTGAAGGACAGGGGAAAGGTCACGAGCCAGGAGTATGCGAAGGGAATCGAGTGGGCGGCCAAGTCGTTCAACTCCGCAGTGGACGCGGCCAATCCGTTCGTGAAGCGGCTCAGAGAGATCAAGTCCGCGATGGACGAGAGCTTGGGCAATCTCAAGCTCGAAGGGCAACGCGAAATCCTCGGGATGGGGATGAGCGATAGCCAGAGGGGGCTGTTCGACAAGCTGAACGAGGAAAATGATCGCTACGCCAAGGCCCGCAGGGATCTTGCCGACCGCTACGCAGACAGATCGGTCGGGATGAGCGACGACGAGTACCAGCAAGAGCTCCAGGCTCAACAGAAGCACCATGAGCAAATGCTGGAGCAGTTGCAGGCAAACTACGATGCTCGACTTGAGGCTCAGGGGGACTGGGTGTCCGGAGCCCGCTCCGCATGGGAAACCTACGTGGAGGATGCACAGAACTACTCGAAGCAGGCCTCTGACTTCGTGTCTGGCGCCCTTGGCGATGCTACCAACGGCTTGGGTGATGCAATCACCGATATCGTCACGCGGACCAAGAGCCTTGGAGATGCGTTCGGTGACATGGCTGCGGACCTGGCTAAGTCGGTCATCAAGGCCCTGGCTGACATGGCCGCCCAGTGGCTGGTCTACCAGGCGGTGCAGTTGGTCGTAGGGAAGACGGCTCAATCGACTGCGGCAATCGGGCTGGTCGCCAATGCTCAGGCAACGGCGTTCCAGGCACAGCTAGCAGCGTTTGCCTCGACGGCTGCTATCCCGATTGTTGGCCCTGGCCTTGCTGCTGGTGCTGCTGCGGCTGCTGCCGCAGCTACCGCGCCAATGGTTGCTGGAGTTTCTTCGGCGGCCTTCGCGGGCATCGCGCACGGCGGCATCGACAACATCCCGAAGGAGAGTACCTGGCTGCTTGATGCTGGTGAGCGGGTGCTCAGCCCGAACCAAAACAGGGATCTGACTGATTTCCTCAGCAGGGCGGGCGGCGCGAGTGCTGGGGCTGGACAGGCGCCGTCGATCACTATCAACGCTCCGGTCACGGTTAATGCCCAGCCGGGCATGAGCCAAGAGGAAGCTCGAATGCAGGGAGAGGCTGCCGGGCTGGCCTTGCGGGAGGAGGTCCGGAGCGTCATTCGGCAAGAGTTGGGGCAGAACGGTCTGCTTTGGAGGCGATAAGTGGCTGAGACCTTTTCTTACTGCACCCGCCTTGGAACTGCCGGCGAGATTGCCCAGCGCACCTGGCAGAACGACTTCGGGGATGGATACGTTCAGTCCGGCGGAACGGGGATCAACACCAGATCCGAGACATGGGATGGAATGACGATCATCGGGCGCCTGGAGGCTGGTGATGATCTCCTGGGCGCCCGCGCCTTTCTGGACCGGCACGAGGGGTACAGGTCGTTCCTATGGACGCCCCCTGGCGGCGTACAGGGTCGATACCGGTGCAATGGATACAAACTGAGGCCGTTTGGGGGAGGCCTGTACGAACTGAGCTTCACGTTCGTTCAGGTCTTCTACCCGTGACAACCAACCATGAGCGGTTATGCCGCGGGAGAGAGGAATGAACACCCAAACTACCACCAAAGGTCAGGCTATTAAAAGCCAAGCTGTAGACTCGAAAGGAAATCCAGCTTGGCTTTTACGCTCTGACGGTCAAATCGTGATTTCGGCGCAGTTCGTAAAAGATAGCGCCGTGACCAAGGCTGTTATTCGCGGTTGATATTTGGGATATCAAGAGTGTAAGTGCTTGGTATCACTCCGTCCGGAAATACCTTTTGAAAAATCTCTAACACAAAGTTGTCTCCTACACCTTGCTGTCTGCATGCCAGTACAGCAATCGCAAGATGTTTTTGGGCTACCTCCGGGTTTGTCTCAGCAGCGATGCGGGCCAAGGCTAAAAGAGTATTGTTTATTTGGCTGACAGCATTGCCGATGTCCGTAATTACAGGCTCACTCATCTTGACCTCCTAGTTCTTTAACCGCGCCGACATTGGCGCCTCCCGATCCCTGGGCCGGCACGCTCAGGGTCGGGAAACCCTTGCATGAAGGCACGACGCTACTACCCCGGTAGGGCGGTTGCCACTGGCATTTCATCCACGCTGTACAACCTTCCAGCCCGCCTCGCGCGGGCTTTTTCATATCTGGAGAACGCATGGCCTTCAATGCTGATGTGCAGAAGCTTGAGCCGGGGAACCTGATCCGGCTGTTTGAGGTGGATGCGACGCGCCTTGGCGGAAATCTCTGGCGATTCCATGGCCACGCCCAAGAAGGGGAAATCATCTGGCAGGGCAATGTGTACGAGCCGATCCAAATCACCGCAAAAGGCTTTGATATCCGCGGCGATGGTCGACCCGCGTCGCCGACCCTCCAGCTGGCAAACGAGCTCGCCGGCATTCGAGGAGCGATATCGGCCATCTGCCTTCAGTTGCGAGACCTCTGTGGCGCCAGGGTGCGGGTGATCGAGACGTGGCGGCACTATCTGGATGCCGCAAACTTCCCTGATGGCAACCCCGATGCAGCCGACGAGGCTCGGGTGGGGATCTGGTTCATTGAGCAGAAGACCGAGGAAACCCGGGAGCAGGTCACCTTCGCGCTCAGCAGCCCTATCGACATGGAGGGGCAGATGCTACCGGCCCAGCAGATCACCAAGCTTTGCCGGTGGGCGTGCCGAGGTCAGTATCGAGGAGAGGCTTGCGCCTATACCGGCGCTGCCCTCTTCACGAAGAAGGATGAGCCTACCGATAACCCGGCTCTCGATCGGTGTGGCGGCCGCTGGAGCAGTTGCAAGCTGCGCGGCAACACCAACCGCTTCGGCGGTTCCTTGGGGGCAAGTTTGATCGTTTCGTCGAGGTAAGCATGCGCATCAGTCAAAAGCTGCAGTGTCAGATCCTGGCGCACGCCGAAAGCGTCTACCCGAGCGAGGCGTGTGGCGTATTGCTCAAGACCGATAGCGGCCGAGAATACGCGCCTTGTGGCAACCTGGCGGTCAGTGATCGCGAAAACTTCGTCATGGATCACCGGGACTACGCAGCAGCAGAGGACCGCGGCGAAGTAATTGCCGTCATCCATAGCCATCCTGACAAGGCTCCGATCCCGAGCATGGCCGACCGGGTCAGTTGTGAGCTTCACGGATTGCCGTGGGGAATCATCGGGCTGCCGGGTGGGGAAATGACCTGGTTCAAACCATCAGGTTATCGCGCCCCGCTGCTCGGCCGAGAGTTTTCCCACGGCTTGCTCGACTGTTGGGGCGCCTGCCGGGATTGGTACGAGCGAGAAGCTGGGTTGGCGCTGCCGAACTTCGAGCGCAAGGACCTTTGGTGGGAGGTCAAGGACGGATCGAGCCTGTACGAGGACAATTACGAGAGTGCCGGTTTCTTTCGCGTTGACGACCTGCGCCGCGGCGACATGCTGGTGTTTCAGGTGCCCACTCCAGGGAGGCCTTGTTATCACCCGAACCATGCCGCGATCTATCTCGGTACCGATCCTTGTTTCCGAAGTGAAGAGGCTCCAGCGCTGGGCGGCTCGGGTCCGTTCATCTATCACCACATGGCGGGTCGCGCGGCCACACGCGAAATCTACGGCTGGTCCATGGCCAACAGGGTCCGGCTGATCCTTCGCCACAAGGACTTCCCCCAATGAAGACCGTGCGACTGTATGGCGCGTTGCGCCGTGAATTTGGCCGTGAGTATGTGCTCGATGTATCAGGTCCGCGAGAGGCCACCATTGCCCTGGCCAGCATGGTAGATGGTTTCGAGAAATTCATGCGAACCGCAGAAGAGCGCGGGATGCGGTTCGCGGTTTTCGTAGGGCGGCGAAATCTTCGCGAAGAGGAGCTTGACCTGGCCGGAGCCGGCGAGTCGGTCATCCGCATCGTGCCAGTCATCCAAGGCAGCAAGAGTTCCGGAATTTTTCAGACGGTCCTGGGAGCGGCGTTGGTCGTTGCGGGCTATTTCACGTTCGGCACCACCTCGGCAATAGGCGTTGCAATGATGGCTGGCGGCGCTGGCCTGGCGCTTGGTGGCGTTGCCCAGATGCTGGCCCCGTCAACTCAGGCTTCCGCCGCGAAGAACGAGGATGGGAATAACCCGAGCTATGGATTCGGTGGCGCCATGACCACTATTGCTCAGGGCAACCCATACCCAGTGCTTTACGGCGAGCGAGAGATCGGCGGCGCCGTCGAGTCGGGCGGGGTCTACACGGAAGACCAGCTCTAGCACGACTGCTGCCAGACCCCGCCTCGGCGGGGTTTCTTGTTTCTGGAGATCAAAAATGTCTGTTGTGACCAAGAATCGCCATCAGCCTTTGCGTGGAAGCAAGGGGGGCAGCTCCAAGCCGAAGCAGCCGCACATCGCCCAGAACGGCGTCGCATCGCTGTCCACTGCTCGGATCGTGTATCTCCTGAGCTGGGGGCCGATTGTTGGCCCAGTCAATGGACTTAAGTCGATCAAGCTTGACGGTACTCCGATCCAGGCAGAAGACGGCACGCTGAACTACCCCGACGTGAAGTGGCAGTTTCGACCGGGCGAGTTAAATCAGGAGCGACTGGAAGGTGTAGCGGAGTCCAGCAACGAGATTGCGGTGGGCCAGACCTTGCTCAGCACGCGGCCCTACATCTACACCGTCACGAACGCCACGGCGGATGCGGTACGCGTGCGCCTGTCCTGGCCCAACCTGCAGGCGCAGGATTCGTCCGGGAACATCAATGGGGTGCGTATTGAGTACGCGATCGATGTCGCCACGGATGGCGCTCCTTACCAGACCGTACTCAGCACGTTTGTCGACCGGAAGAACGTTACGACTTACTACCGTTCTCATCGGATCAACCTGCCGGCAGGAGGGCACTGGGCGGTTCGCGTGCGGCGGATCACGCCGGAGGCGAACAGCTCTCTGGTCCAGGACACCATGGTGCTGACTGCGATAGCTGAAGTTGTCGACAGCAACCAGGAGTTTCCGCTCACCGCCGTTGGCTGCGTGGAGTATGACGCCCAGCAGTTCGGGGGCGACTTTCCGAAGTTCTCTGCGCTCATGCGCGGGCGGATCGTGCGGGTTCCGATGAATTATGACCCTGAGACTCGGACCTATTTTACCGGCGGCCCCGGTACCACGAATGGCGTTTGGGACGGCACCTTCAAGGAGGCTTATTCCAACAATCCGGCCTGGGTCTTCTATGACCTGGTGTTGAACCCCTATTACGGCCTGGGTGAGCGCATCGACCAGAGCATGGTCAACCGTTGGGCCCTCTATCGCATTGCGCAGTACTGCGACCAGTTGGTGCCGGACGGGAAGGGCGGTCAAGAGCCTCGGTTCACTTGTAACCTCTATCTTCAGAAGCAAGAGGAGGCGTATGCCGTTCTTCAGGATCTCGCTGCAATCTTTCATGGGTTGGCGTTCTGGGATGGTAGCCAGATCACTGTCAACGCCGACATGCCTCAGGACCCGGTTTACACCTATACCACGTCGCAGATTCTGAACGATGGCGTGGTTGCGTATTCGGGGACGCGGACGCGAGACCGCCATTCGCTGGCAATGGTCTCTTGGGACAACCCGGCCAATGCGTTCGAGACAGACAAAGAGCCGGTCTTCGACGAGGATGCGATTATCGAGCTTGGCGGGATCGTCAGGGAGGTATCGGTCGGGGCTCTCGGCTGCACCAGCCAGGGTCAGGCGCAGCGGGCGGGGGAGTGGGCGCTTATGACTGAGCAGTTGCAGACTCGTGGTGCCGTCTGGAAGGTTGGCCTGGATGGATTCATCCCGCGCCCTGGACAGGTGGTGGCTCTGGCAGACCCCATGCTTGCCGGTCGTGCGAATGGCGGCAGGATCTCGGCGGTATCTGGACGAGCAATCACCGTAGACCGAGATGTGGATATCCCGGTCGGCGCGCGGCTGCGAGTCAACCTGCCCAGTGGGCGCTCGGAAGCCAGGGCGATTCAAGGTCAGGACGGACGCGTCATAACGGTGGTGGCCGACTTCAGCGAAGAGCCTTCCCCCGAGAGCGGTTGGGCGATCGACTACGACGACCTGGCCCTGATGCAGTTCTACGTCAAGAACGTGACCAGACCAAGTTGGGAGCAATTCCAGCTTGAGGTTATCCAGCACGAGCCCGGCAAGTTTGATGCGATCGATCACGGGGCGATCATCGATTCTCGGCCGATCAGCGTCCTCCCGTCCGGGGTGCAGGATCCACCTGCACGCGTATTGATCTCGCAGCACATCGCGGTCGAGCAAGGCCTGGCGGTCACGATCATGACCATCGCCTGGGACGCGGCACCGGACGCGGTAGCGTACGACGTAGAGTGGCGCTGGGGCTCGCGCGAGTGGGTCAGGGTTCCGCGTACGGGGGAGCTGATGGTGGAAGTACGTGGGGTATACACCGGCCAGTACCTTGCGCGCGTGCGGGCTGTGAACTCCATGAACGTGTCGTCGATCCCAGCGAACTCGGTGTTGACCAACATCACCGGCAAGACCGGCGCGCCGCCGGCGCTGGCGTTCCTGCGTACCACCAGCGGGCCGTGGAAGATCGGTCTGGAGTGGGGATTCCCGGCCAGTGGAGCGGCGGACACCGCCTACACCGAGATCCAGCAGTCGGTCACCCCGGGCGGCAGCGAACAGAACGCAACTGCCCTGGGCTTGTTCGCATACCCGACCGACACCCACACGCTGACCTCGCTCGCGGCCGGCGCTCGCTTGGCCTTCCGCGGGCGGCTGATCGACCGGACCGGCAACGTCGGCCCCTGGTCGGCCTGGGTCGACGGCATCAGCTCGACGGATGCGAGCGAGTACAACGAACTGATCACCAAGGAGTACGTCGAGTCCGCGCTGGGCGAGCAGTTCTTCGCCGACATCGATCAGATGCAGGTCGATATCAGTGGCCTGCAGGACCAGATCGACAATCTGACCGATGTGCTGGCCTACGACCCGACGAAGACCTACGCGAAGAACGATATCGTGCGGGTCGGCAACCGGCTGTATCAAGCGAAGCAGGCGGTGCCGCTCAACGCCTCTCCGCCGAATGCGACCTACTGGGCCGACATCGGACAGTCGATCGAGACGGCCAACGGCCTGGCCCAGCAGGTGGCCACCAACACTGCGGATATCACCGAGCTCGACGGTAAGGTCGAAGCGGCGGCTTCGAGCCTGGATGTTCTGCAGGCTGCCGCCCGCCGGGAGCCGGCGACCGGAGAGAAGGCCGATGCGCTGAAGGGCTGGGACACCATTGCTCGAGCAGCCACCGAGGTCATCGTGCGCGCGAATGAGATCGAGGCGCAGGCGAAGCGTGTAGAGACCGTCCAGGCGCAAACGAGCGCCAACGGGGCCGCGATTCAGACCACACAGAGCGTTGTAGCGTCACTGGATCAGGGCGTGAAGGCGATGTACAGCGTGAAGCTCCAGGCCCATGCCAATGGGCAGGAGTACGCCACCGGGTTCCAGCTTGGGTTCGACAGCGGTACGAGCGTGACGACCATGGCGTTCCAGGCTGATAGGTTCCTCTGGTTCAACAGTTCCAGCGGGCAGACCGTGGCGCCGGTCTCGATCGTCGGAGGCCAGATGTTCATCAACAACGCGATGATTCAGGACGGTTCGATTACGAACGCGAAGATCGGCAACGTGATTCAGTCGACCGCACTCGGTGCCAACGGCGAGCCGCTGTGGAAGCTTGATAAAGCAGGGAGTTTGACGATGAACAGCGCAACGTCCGGAGGCTTCATGAGGCAGACAGCGGAGGCCGTTAAAGTCTACGACGCGAACCTGGTGTTACGGGTACAGATCGGGAATCTCGACGCATGAGCTATGGCATCCGAATTCGAAACGCAGCCGGAGGGATCGTGATGGACCTCACCGGCCAGTCGGCGCGGACTGTATATCGACAATCGATTGGAGCGATCACAGGAGGAATGGCAGTGAGTATTCCCGGCTTTGATCCCGCTCGTGGTGTAGTTTTCTTAATCTCAAGCGGCTACCCATTTGGAAACGTCCCTTCCTATAGAGTATCTGGAAATGTAATTACGTTTTTGCGAGACGGATCTCCAAATGTTACCTATGTCCTACATGCGGTAATGTTCTCATGAGCTACGGTATCCTTGTTCGAGGGAACAATGGGCAAACAATTATCGATGACTCAAACCCCTGCATGCATATTGTTGAAGGTGGGGTGTATGGCGTTCAAGGAGCGGTGGAAATTGTTGTAAACTACTCGGCGCCAATTAACTCGCCCTACGAGCCATATGTATACTTCTGTCCTAATGGGCCTCACCAGATTTATAGATTTCGACATCTGGGAGGGGCTGGGGCTTGGTCTGGATTTGCGTTTTACCAGTCTAGTTTCCAAGATACCGACCCGCCGGTATATGGAGGAAAGTGGAAGGCCGCAGCAGTCATGCTACCCCGTATAGGAGGGTGGGGCATGCATGTATTCGATGCTCAGTCGCGTGTCATGTTCGACAGTAATCGCGAGATTGTGCGGTTTGTTGGAGGGGCGCAGGAGTGGGAGTTATACGCCCATAACCCTAATTGGCCCGGAGGTATGCACATGCAAACATGGGCACTTCCATATCCATATGGGTTGTCCACCTATTTTCTGGTGAGTCATTTTAATCTAAAGCATATCTATACTCTGGAACCCCCTCGTATAGGGTTCCTGTACAATTCCCGGGCCATGATTTTCGTCTCCTCGTTAGTTCCGGATGAGATCGGATTTAAGTTCAACTGGCCACTCATTGTTGTCGCGTAATTTGATGGAGGCTTAAATGGCATGGTATTCAACCGGCACCGTCGCGGTGACAGAAAATAGCCCGACCGTCACCGGCACCGGAACTCAGTTTTCTTCGAATGTCCGGGTAGGCGACGCCTTTATTGCCCCTGACGGGCGCCTCTACGAAGTGAGCAACGTCGCCAGTTCGACGGTCATGTCGATAAAGCCCAACTACCGGGGCAGCACGGCTAGCGGCCAGCCCTATGCGGTTGCGCCAATCCTGGGTTACGACAAGGAGCTGAGCGATCGATTCAACCTGATAGCGAACCAGTGGGGAGGGACGCTGGCCGGCATTCAGCCGTGGGCAACGGCACCGACGCCGGCCCAGGCGAGGAGCTCGCTCGAGTTGCGCAGCGCCGCCCAGGCCGATATCGGTACAACGCTTGGAAACGCCATGCCGGTCGGCGCATTCGGGATTGGTTCTGAGCGTCCTGACCGAGCACCATCGATTCATCGTTATGCGACAAGCGTCGAGATATTCGATTCGACAACTGTTGACTCCGTGGCAACTGGCATTAGCAACGGATCTGTGTTGACGATCGGCTACGACGGATCCGACTTGCGAGGAGCGCAGATGTTTTTCGGCCAGGTGCCGGCATCTACGGTCAAAGGTCGGTGCGGGAAATTCTCGTCTGCCCCTATTTTCGAGTTCTACACGACTATAAACACGACGAGAGCAACCGACGGGACGCTTCGTGCTGCATCGCCAGTCGTGCGTATCGCCAACGTTGATGGGAGCTTGAGACCGGACCTCAACGAACTGGACTTCGAGCCTGCGGGGGCTTGGGGTGTAGCCAACGCAGAGGCCCGCGGCGTTACTGTTCAACGGCTCGCCGTTGGCGTCTACAAGGTCTCTGGTAGCCTGGGGCTAGCGAAAGAGGGCTGGCGCGTGATCGACCCTGCGTCTCCCGACGGCGGTCGCCCACTCGGTATCACTGACAGCGAACAGGCTGAGGATGGGGCGGTCACCATCCGTCTCTTCAAACAGCGCTGGACACTCAGTGACGACGGAGAAATGGTGCTCGGGAAGGGCGCTCCGCTGGACGTGCCGCTCAATAGCTGGATCGATGTCCGATTGTCGATGCCGGCACCTCCTGAGGTGCAGCCCGAGACTCTATGA